ATGATGTCCATGGCGCGCTTGGCGTGCGGCGTGTTGCGCACGAGTTCGCGCGCGCGGTCGCGCAGCGGTTTGAGCGCGCTGCTGATCTCGGTATTGGCCGAGGATTGCCGGGGGCGGAACGACGACGCGCGCCGCGACTGCGACGCGCCCTCATAGATGCGCAACATCATTCGCGCGCGCTGGCGCGCAAGCCCGCGCTGCGGCGCGAAGAAGTTTATGACCGCGTCAACAGGATTGGCCACGTGACGTTACCCGTCGGAGCCGAAGCTGCCGCCGCCGAAGCCACGGTCATGCGCGGTGAGCACCGTGGCGCCGTTTGCCGGCGCGAGGCCGAGCGCTATGCGGATGATGCTGCGCACGCGCAACATTTCGTCGAGCGAGCGAAACGATGTGGACTTGCCTTCATACGAAACCGTGGTGACACCTGACGCGATGCCAGCCTCGATTGCGTCAAGCTGCGCTTGCGTGAAGGCCATCCTCTAACACTCCTATTTCATCCAGCCGCCGTGCTGGCGCAGCCACGGCCCGCGCTGCAGGCCGGAATGACGCGGCGCGGCGACGGGGCGCGTGCTCTGCATTGCGATCCCGATGTCGGGCGGCGCCAGCGGATCGTCGATGATCGGCGCCGGCGTCTCTTGCTGCGGCGCCGGGGGCAGGGTGGAATATTCCAAGCCCGCCTCGATGTAGCGCGGCAGCGACTTGCGCATGGCGAGCGCGCCGACGAACGTGTCGAGCGCTTCGTTGCGTTCGCGGATTTGCACCCAACGCGTCACCGGCTGGCCCATGCGCTTATGCACCTGCCGCCGCTCGCCATTGAGTTGTTCGAAGTATTCCGGCCCGAAGTTCTCAGCCACCGGAAAGTGGATGAAGCCCGGCTTGCGAGAGTCTGGTTCTGGCGGATCGATCAGCAAGCGCGAATAGATCGCGTCCTTCGCCATATCGACGCCGAGGATGTAGACCGGATCGTTCGACTTCGCGCGCGACGCGCGGCCCGGCCAGATCGGGCGCTGGCCGGCGGCGCCTTTGCAGGCGAAGATGCGCCGGCCCTTGCGCACGCGACAGAACGAATAGACCTGCGCCGCATGATGGCCGCCGGTATCGATGCCGAAGGCGGCGACGCGCAGCATGCGGTTCGTGCGCGTGCGGAATTCACCGCGCAACAGCGTGTCGAGTTCTTTCCAGGCCTGCGGCTGCGCCGGGTCGTAGTGAATGATCGTGTACTGAAACGGCCACGCCTCTTCGTCGCTGCCCCAGCCGATCAACTGCACTTCCAGGCGATCACCTTGCACGTCGCAGAAGCCGGTGATCACGCGCACCTCACCCGGCAGATCGTCGCCGCCGTAGACCTCGGCGCGCGCCAGGAGCTTGTGCCGGTCGAAGACCTCGGCGTGCTGGGGCTTCCACAGTTCGGCCAGCGCCGTGTTCGTGAACTTGCGCAGCAGTTCCTGATCGGCCTGCGCCTCAAGGAACTCGCGCACGATCTCGGGCAGGCGGTGCCGCTTGCTGTAGAGCTTCGACACATGGAAGCCGGCATGCCCGCCATAGGGCGCAGGAAGGCCGCACAGCCGACATAGCGAGCGGCCCCTGTCATCCCACCGGGTGGGGGTCTGCGCCTCACCACAGCACGAGAATTCGCGCGTCTGGCGCCAGCCGTAGCCGGGCGCACGTTCCAGGGCGTTGAGCGCGGCGACGCGGTCCTGCTCGGACCACACCGCGCCGCATTCCTGGCAGGCTATCGCCGCCGTGTCGGGCAGATGCTCGCCGGCCTCGTCGCGATCCCAGCGCACATGCGCCCAGGTCAGCGCCTGCTGATGGCCGCAGTGCGCACAGGCGACGAACAACTTGCGCTGGTCGCTCGCCGCGTACTCACGCCCTATGCGCGAGACGCCCTCGACGGTCGGCGAGCACGTGCGCACGAACTTGGCGCGGCCCACGGCCATGTAGGTCGAGGCGCGTTCCTCGGCGAGCTTGAGCGGGTCGCCCTCGGACCCGGCGCTCGGCGGGTACTTGTCGATCTCGTCGGCGAGCACGATGCGCTTGGGGCGCGAGGCCAGATCGGTCGGCGAGTTGGCGCCGACGAAATCGAGCGAGCCGCCGGGATAGGCCTTGTGCGTGATCGTGTTTTCGCTGTCGCGCGACTTCGGCGGTTCGACCAGATCGCGCAGTGCCTTCGTCGCCTCGATGGTCGGCGCGAAGCGTTCCTTGCTGAAAGCTTCCGCTGCGCCCTGCGTCGGCTGCACGAACAGGATGGGCGAGGGGTCTTGGTGGATGTAGTAGCCGGCGACGTTGATGAGCAGTTCGGTCTTGATGATCTGCGTGCCGGCCATCACGCTGATCGTGTGCGTGTCGCGCTCGGTGAGCGCCGCCATCGGCCCATAGGCGCAGGGCTGCGCCTTAGTCTTCCACCTGCCGGGGCTTGCCGAGGTCTTCGCCGCCACCTGTCGATGCTGATCGGCCCACGCGATCAGGTTTATCCTCGGCCTCGGCTTCAAAACCCGCCGCGCTTTGCGCAGCGCCTCGATCAGCGCCGCCGCGCCAGGGTCGGGCGGCGGGATCATGTAGTTCATTCAGAGCCTCGTTGATCTCATCCCCCAGCGTGTCCTCGATCTCTTCACGCGAGAGGCCGACCAGCGCATCAGCGGCCTTGCCAGGGATGGTCTGCAGGCGTTCGCGCACGACCGCATAGTCGCCCTCGACCAGTTCTGCGATCAGACGCACAGGCACGAGTTCGCCGCGCGCCAGGGCGTTCTTGATCGCCGCCGCCTGCGTCTGTTCCTGCGCGAGCTTGGCGCGCTCGGCTGAGAGATCGAGGCCGCCGGCAGCGCCAGGACGGCCAGCGAGCCTCGCCGCCTGCCACTTCACGAGCGCACGAATGCACTGCTGCTGATCGAGCTTCCCGTCAGCCTGTTTCGGAAACGCGCCCTTCGAAATCCAGTCGCCGACTGTCTCGCGCGACACGTCGAGGTACAGCGCAAATGCGCGCTGCGATACGATGGGCATAAGTTTGAAACCCCTTTAAAATCAACGCGCGCTAGCGATACGCCGATCGCGGGCGTGACCGTCCCTTGACCGCTCCCCTCGGAAGGACCCAAAGCCTATGAGACTCTGGCAGGGCTAAAGTCCTATGAAAGCCAGGTCCGAGGAAGGCACGTATGTTAGTCCGACCACCGGAGAGGCCGCCTTCCATCAAGCATTGCGGGCACGCCCGGCGATGCTGGTGAGGGCTCGGAGGGAGGCCCTGACGATGTTCCGATCTATCCCAACGCCAAAAAACGTCCTGCCGTTCGGCAGCCCGGTTTCGACATAGGCAGCTGCCTGCGCATCGGATCCCGCACCAAGCGCGTGCTCGTGATAGGCGAGCACTGCGATATCGGCGATGCCAGCGCGCCGGAGCGCATCGACGAACGCGTCGAGCGGGCCGCTGCCATGGCCTTCGATGATGCGCTCGTCGCCGCGATCCATGATCGTCGCATTGATCGTGCGCCCGTTAGCATTGGGAAAGGTGCGGTATTCGACGAGATCGATCTCGCGCTGACCGAGATATCTTTGGCAAAACATGGTCCAGATATCCGACGAGCTGGCCTCCTTGCCAGTGCGGTCGGTCCAGTCCTGGACGATGCGGCTGAATTCGACCTGGAGCGCGCGCGGCAGCTCAAGACCGTGGTCGGTCTTCAGCAAATACGCGACGCCGCCCTTCCCCGACTGGCTGTTGACGCGGATCACCGCCTCATATGTGCGGCCAATATCCTTTGGATCGATTGGGAGGTAGGGCACTTCCCAGAATTCGTCGTTGCGCTTCAGCAGCGCCGCGAAGCCCTTCTTGATCGCGTCCTGGTGCGAACCCGAAAACGCTGTGAAGACCAACTCGCCGGCATAGGGATGGCGGGGATGCACCGGCAGCCGGTTGCAATACTCGACCGTCTCGACGATCGCATCGATGTCCGAGATGGTCAGCTCTGGATCAATGCCCTGGCTGTAGAGATTCAGTGCCAGGGTCAAGAGATCGACATTCCCTGTGCGTTCGCCATTGCCGAACAGCGTGCCCTCGATCCGCTCGGCACCAGCCATGACGGCGAGTTCGGCCGCCGCGACTCCCGTGCCGCGGTCATTATGCGGATGCACCGACAGCACGAACCGGTCCCGGCCGGTGATGTGGCGGCCGAACCATTCGATCTGGTCCGCATAGACATTCGGCGTCGCCATCTCGACTGTCGCGGGGAGGTTTAGGATCGCCTTTTTCATCGGCGTCGGTCGCCAGATTTCGAGCACTGCCTCGCAGATATCGACGGCAAAATCGAGCTCGGTACCGGTGAAGCTCTCAGGCGAGTATTGATAGATGATCTCAGTGTCGGACACTGCGGACGCAAGATCTCCGATCAGCTTGGCGCCGGTCACCGCGATGTTAATGATCCCGGCACGATCCTGTCCGAAGACAACGCGGCGCTGCAGCTCGGAGGTCGAGTTATAGAGGTGCACTATCGCGCGTCGCGACCCCGCAATGGCATCGAACGTTCGTTGAATTAACTCGGAGCGCGACTGCGTCAGCACCTGGATGGTGACGTCCTTGGGCACCAGGTCGCCCTCGATCAGTTCGCGCACGAAATCGAAATCCGTCTGCGAAGCGGCGGGAAAGCCAACTTCGATCTCTTTGAAGCCGAGCTTGACCAGAAGATCGAACATACG